CTGTCCGGCTTCTCCGGCAATGTACATTTTTGCGCCATCGGTTAGACCACCTTTTGCATATTCGGGAAGTGGCTGACTGGCAATGACTGCTATTTGTGCAGCCCCCATAATACCGGCAATAATAGATAATGGAATATTCGGAAGGGCTTGGGCTATTGCAGCAGCAGTGCTAATTATAGCCGAAAAAATTGATTGCGCTTTGTCACGTTTTGCCTGTTTTTTAGCTATCTCAGTTTTCTTTTTTTCTAAATCAGCATCCAGTTGGGAGGTACGGGCGTTATATTGTTCCTGGCTTATTTTCCCGGCGTTGAGCTGTTTATTGAGTAGTTCTTTTTTTCGGTTACAACTCCTTTCATATTCTTGTAGTTCTTTTTTTTCTTTATTGGCCTGAATCTGATTAAATTGTCCCCAGATATCAGCTAATTGACCGGCCAATTGAATCGCCTTTCCTATTTTCCCCTCCAGATCCTCCCAGTCTTCGGGTGACATTCCGAATATATCTTGTGGTTCTTCGTCTTCTTTTATGGAGGCTAATTCTTCATCCATTTTTTCTTTTAAAGCCAAAGTATCAATTCCATATTGTTCAGCAAGTGCGATTAATTCCGCATATTTTTGCCTGACACTAGCTTTTTCCCGTTCCGAGGAAGACATTAAAGCCTGATTAATTCGGTCTTGTGCTGCAATGGATGCACTAACTTCATTTTCCAGTTCTCTGTCAATAATGGCTTCTATCTTTTCTGAGTATGCATTATACACTTCTATTGTATCAATCCCGAATTGTTGGCAGAGAGCAATTAGTTCATTGTATTGTTGTTGAGTTTGCAAAATTTCTTTTTCTGATTCTGTAAGGTTTTCCAGATAAAGTTTTTTCCGTATTTGAGAGATTGCAGTGGCAAGCTTTTGTTCGGCTTCTAGTTTTTTGTTTTGAAGTGGATTTTTATTGTCTTTTGATGGTAGGGGAGTATCGTTTATGTCCCTTGATTTGATTGCCTGATTCAGTTGTTTTTCAGTTGCGATTAGTTTATTTTGAATCCGTTCATATTCTTCACTTTGTAAGGTCGCATTTTCCAAAGCGGTACGATACAGATTTACTTTTTCCTGAAGTTCTGTAATAGTTTTAGTACCAATCTTATCAGCGTTTATTTCAGCATTAAATGTTTCATTAAAATCATCTAATTGAGATTTAAGTGACGCGTTACTTTCTTCGAGTTTCTGGATACTTTCATTCATTTCATCAGCTGCTTCCTGACCGTTTTTTAAGGCATCATTTTGCTGTAATTTTTGGAAATTCTCATAATTATTGACGGAAGGTTCACCAAATCCACCGGAGAGAAAGCTGTTTTTTAGTGTTTGCCAGAATCCGACTTTAGTTGCAGTCTGCTTTAATTCGGCTTGTTCGGCTTTCAGTTGGTTTAATGTGGCCTCTGTCAATTTTATACGATCGCTGATTTGTTCCCGAAGACGTTGACGTTCTTCTGTACTGAGGCGATTAACATTGCTGATTGATTTGGCAAATTCTCTATTTGCATCGGTAGCTAGTTTAGTTGCTGTTTCGGATTTGGAAAGGATACTATTTTTGAGTTTTTCGGCTCTCATGGCACTATCGGTATGTTTTTCCATGAAATTCACGGCAGTGATCAAAGCATATATTCCTGTAACTATTGCTCCGACTGGATTAGCAACAATTGTTTTCCAAAGTAAGGAAAATGAAGTCCGCAATTTCAACACTCCCCGGGAAACGTTTCCTTGAGTCATCCTGTATTGTTCTGCATAGGTATTTAAGTAGGCTGTTGCCGTTGCATTCTTCATTTTTGCAGCAGCTTCGAGCAGATGTGCTGCACGGTTTTTCATGGAAGCTAGCGTAGCAAGAATAGTTTTTCCCTGAAGGACAACAAAAGCAGTAGCCAGAGCAAGAATAAGCTGTTTGTTTTCCCGGAAGAGCGTCGGGGCTTTTGAAAGATAAGTGAGGAAAGAAGTGAACGCATTGGTTCCCATGGTGATTGCCGGAGCTACTTTTTCTCCGAGATCAATCATCACCAGTTTAAGACGATTCATGGCCTGAGCGCGTTTGGCTGCCCTGTTGTTCGTATTTTTTGCTGCTTGTTCCAACGCCTTGTCCGTTCCGGTAACAGCCTCAGTATAGCGTATTACATCATCTTTAGCCATAACGAGAACTTCAGCCATTTTCGCGTGTTCTTTTCCAAAAAGGTCGGATGCTTTTTCCCCTTTAGCAAATCTGGTTTGAAGTTCATCCAATGCATCGTTCATGTTAAACAGGCCGGACTGATAACCGATTTGTTTATCTTTCATTGTTAGCAATACCTTGTCAAAGCTGTTACCGGCCTGAGATGCATCTTTGAATTTCGGGGCAATAGCTTCGACTACACCGATTGTCTGATTGGTTTTCATACCCATGAGGTAGGCAGAGGTACCGCATTTTTCTATTGCATTGGAAAGATACTGGATATCTCCCGAACCGGTCTGAGACCCCGCGGCTAGTTCGTTGATGATCCTGCGACTGGAGGAAGATTTTTCATTGAACTGATTCATGACATTAGCTAGGGATGCTGTTGCCGGTTCCAGCTCTATCTTTGCAGCTTCGCTGAGAATAATAGCGTCTTCCGTTACGGCAGCCAAAGCTTCTTTGTTTTTGAGCAGTTCCGGCCGTTGTGATCCTATTTTTGTGAAGGCGTCCAGAATATCAGTTGCCGATTGTTTGATTTTTATTCCGGACTCTGTTGTTTTTACAGACATCTCTTTTGCCTGATCGCCTAACCAGGAAAGATTTTTCCCTCCCAGTCCGGTCAGGGCAGAAAGGTTGTCCAAATTTTCCTCAAATTTTTCAGCTTCTTCGGCACACTTTTGAAAACCTAATGTTGCTCCGGTGAGCGAACCAACAAAAGAAAGAATAATACCGGAATATTTCTTTAAGCCATTGGCAACGTTATTTAGAGAAGACCACCGTTGCTCCGTTGTCCGGAGTTGCTGGTTGTGTTCCTGGATAATGGCTTTAAGGGTGCGGATTTCTTTGGCTTTCGCGTTGTATTCATCGCTGCCGCGTTTCATACGGGCAATATCATTGACTGCCTTTTGCATTTCAGTCCGGATGGATTTTATGTCATTGCTGACTTCCCGGCCGTTGATGTAAATGTTTACACGTTTGTTAATTGTGCTTTTAGATGCCATAATTGTAATATTTTATGGCAATGGTAAAGAGGATCAGAGGGGAGAAAAAGGACAAAAATAGCCCGGCGGATTGCCGGGCTGTGATATTAGTTTGATACTTTTTTACGCTGAATTTCGTCTAACACGATTTCCCCGTATAGGAATAATACAGCTTCTACTGCTCTATCCATACCTTCATTGAAATTAATCTCCAGATGTTCTACGGGTATGGTAGAAAAATACATGAAATCTTCGACGTTGTCACGGAGTTCCTGTAACTGGGCAACAAACTGAAGAATTTTATTTTTGTCCATTATAAGCCACCTTTTCTTTGTGTTCTGCAATCATCCGGCCTGTAAGTTCATGAATAGCTATAATTTCGTCGTACGAGAATGTTTCTTCGCAGCAATATCCCTTCCATGTGAAGAAATAATACTCTTCCCTTAGCTGAGAACCGTAGATAATGGTTTCATCCCGCTGGATCTTGATTGGTTCGTTAGTTTTCATAAACTACCTCCTTTCTGACAACTTCGATCAGAATATGTCCAAACCGGATAAAATCTGAAAAAATATCCTCGCAAAGTTCATGGGCAATCAGTTCTTCATTCGTATAATCTGATAAAGGCAGATTGGTTGATAACGTGGGATACATTGCCAGAATACAGGCATTGACTTCTTCAAGTTTGTGTACACAAGTCTCTAAGATTTGTTTTTGCTCCGCGACAGTGGGAGAGGTGTTTTTCTTTTCCATAATACTGAGTTTTTTGCATTTTTAAGCACAGAAAACGGCGTGCCTGTCCCGTTGCAAAAACTCTCAGTAGGGTTTCCTTTCGCCATTACAGCTAAGGACGGGGGTACACGCCGCATGCGTTTATCATGTGTTGAGTGATAGACATAAAAAATCCGCCTATGGATTTAAGGGCGGTCTATCTCCACCCTACTGAGTTTGTTTTTGCATTGCAATGATAAGGAAAATTTTTGAGGTGGCAAAGCGTTTACGGAGTTTTATTGAATTTTCATCCGCTTGAAATTAAGAATAGCCTGATCAGCTTTGTGTTCAGC